CTGCTCTTCAGTAGCATAGGCTGCTGCGGCTGCAGAAGATTCTCCAGCCTTTTTCGCTGCCTTGGAATTCTCCTTTGCGGATAAATAAGTAGCTCCTCCGACGACAACTGCCGCTGTTATTGCGCTTGACATTCTTCTACCTCCAACAAACCCCGCAGCTGCAAAGTCTGTCTATAGTCTATGGTTATTTCCTCTCCCCGATTCCCCGCTCTGCAACCTTCTATATTCCGCAAGGCGACAAAAACTATATCATTGTTGACCTGGAATACCTTAGCGTTGGGTCGGCAAGAGTGGTTTGTGTAGCGACCTGCGGGGGTCCGTTTCCCATTGATATTAGCTGGTGCGATAACCTCCCCCTCGTAGAATGGGGCAGAGGCAAACATCCCCTTCCCATGCAAGGCGGAATCGCGAATACATACTTTATTCCAACCATCTGGCATTGGGATTTGGTCTTCCAAGTTTTCAACTTCTTCCTTTATCTGCTCGGGGGCCATACCACACTCTTGTACCACCAGCTCGTAGTCCTCATGATCTTCGCTGTAATCAGTAACATCCTTATGGTACTCGATCGCATAGTCAGTTTTATCCAAGAACCAAGCCTCGAGCTTGTCGATATCCGTTTCATCTGTAGCATAGACATTCTGCCAGATAACATCTTCCAGGATATAGCCAACCTTGCGGCCAGGGGGCCCGATGAAGGTCATAGGAGCAGAGAGTTCGGTTTTGCTTCCGTCTGGATTCAGCATTAGCACTTTCCCCTGGATGAAGATATTCACGTGGGAGAACTTTTGCCTATGACCGAGAACCATTGCACCAGCGGGGAAGTGGACTTCCCGAATATACAATCCATCCCCGAAATAATGGAATAGTGGACATTCTGCCTGTGGCAATTGCAACAGCTTTTTCTCAATTACATCTAAACTAACCCCTGGGAGGTTATCTATTCCAGCAGTTTTTAGTATTTCTTCCATGATTTCCCCGTTGGATTAATGATTAATAATCCCTACGTATTATCCTATTTATCCAAAAAGTTTATCTTAATTAGTATTGCCAGAAACCCGCCCAAGACTCCGCCAAGCGTTGCAAGGGTGGTGTGGAAGAGTTTCCTGCGCTCGAGCTTAATGAATCGCTGGTCGCAGCTCGAACACCGGCGTTCACATAGCAGCTTTTGCTGATCAGAAGATGCTATCAAGAGCTTATTCTGCTCCAACAGCATATCAAAGATTAATAGAAGCTTAGTTTCAGAGTCCGCACTGTTGAAAGATTCTCGTGATATTGACATTGACATAAAGGAGTTCCAAGATTAAAAATTAATTATTGATGATTGTACCAATTGAAAGAATTAATAACATCTGCTGATACTAAGCCAACAAAATCTATTCGGTAAATAGAGCTGGGTTCAAGAACCCATTCGCTATCTACGCGAGAAGCTCCAGCGGAGTCCTTGCCGGTTCCTACATAAAAGGATTCTACCAGAGTTCCGTCAGTACTGGTTACCCCAGAGGTTATGGTGGATAGCGGGGTGGTAGCGGAATTAAAGTTTTTATTGAATATTGGAATAGTTGTTCCTCCGGTGAAAGTGGCATCTTTGTATAAGTCTACTCTGGCTGATCCATCGAACACATCGCAACTGATGATTAAGTGCGGGCGATCAGTGGTTGTGACAAAGGCGTATTTAAGTGTAGAAGTTCCTAAAGCTACCATCTCCAGGGCTTTAAAGGTATTCCCCTGATGGATTTGATAGTGCGTATGACTTACAGTAACCGGATTACCGAAGAACGAGCAAGTAGGGCCAATCTGCACATTCAACGCATCCAAGGCAGAAGGCGTCTCGCTCCTAGCCGCAATCAAATCAGTTAAAAGGGTAATCAATGCTTGAATAGCCGCATCGTTAACCGGTTGTATTTCTGTTAGATTAGCCTTTAATTCTAGCTCTGTCAAGAGATTAATTTGACCTTCTTCAGTAGCTGGATTGATAGTGCTTCCTGCGATATCTGCAAGACGGGTTTGTTCGTAGCTGCTCATATTATAACATAGCCTCCGATAGTTGGGCAGAGTTGGACCGTAGTCCATTGGAAGTCCAGTTCTTTGCTTGCATCATCCTGGATTAGTTCACCGGCCTGCGGAAGGATGGTAATTATTCCGACTCCGGTGTTGGTTATGGAGAGAACTGAATCCCGTTGCGCAGCAGTTTGCAGAGTTATAGTAATCGTCCCGGAAGCCATTACATGCTGAGTGTCATTGTCGATTGAGACATCAGCATCCGTTATGGTGACGTTGGAGAGGAATTCCAGTGACAGTCCAACCTTCTGCTCTAGCAACTGCAAGAACCGATACCAACTCCTGGAAATGTTGCCAGAGCGTTCATCGATGAACAGCTCTCTGGAAGAGGGAATTTGAGTTATCATGTGCGGGTTCCTGTTGCTTGAAGTTCTGCGCCCATTATCGCAATTTTAACTGGATCAGTTCCGGATATTTCATACACCCTATCACGGCTCATACCCAATCTTCTCCAGATAACTCGATGGGAGGTATCTCCGATTGCGCCTAAGGATATGCCAAGAGTAGCCCAATGGCTATTGCTCCAGGTATGTCCACCATCATCCGACCATCGCAGCATTACCAGAGCTTCATCGCCTTGCTGCGGAGCGGTTAGCCCGACACCAGCTTCGCAATCCAGCTGCAATTGATGGTGGACGAGGCGCTTGAGAGTATTTGTGCCTGTTGGAAGCGCTCGCCAAGATCGAAGCCATTTTTGAATCCCGCCGTTGTCGGAATAGGTTTCCAGGTCCAAGGTATACACATTCCCGTTTTCGAAGTCCCCGACATGCACCTCATTGTTGAATACCATCTGGGAGTTTCCGCGGTGGCGGGTAAATTCACCAAGGTCGGAATATCCTGCCCGTTCGTGCCAAATGCCAGTCGCCACGTCAAACACGAAGGTGCGGTTTTGTGTTGGGAAGTTCAGCACATAGAAGGAATGACCCGCTTGCTGGTAGGTGTAGGCAGAGCCCTGGGAGATATCAGGAAAGGCTTGGATGATTGATTCGATGGAGTGGTCTGAGATTCGTTGTGCTGCGTAGCCGTTCGCGCGATAGACGGTGCCAACTCCGCGAGCATCTGAACCAAGCCAGAACAAGGAGTTATCCAAGCGCGCGATGGAGTGAGGAGCGAGGCAACCTACCTCTAAAAAAGCCCCTTGGATGCGGGCGAGGGGGAAGTCCAACGAGCCGGAGTTGTAGAAGACTTCAACAGAGTTTTCTCCAAATATCCAAGCTTCTCGGTGATCTACAGCAATTGCTGATACATCATCGGGATTGCCTTCAGCGGAAGCAAATTCCAACGGATCGATGGAAGTGCCGTCCAGGAGACTGGTAACCCAAAACTTCTGGGAATCCGGCTCGTTGAATACAAAATATCCGTCCAAGTAGCCTACGGTAACTGCGCCGGGGAAATCAGGATCGGTTATCTCTGCGAATATTCCAGTGGAAATGTTATAGATGAATCCGTCTGGATTGCAAGCGATGAAAATCTGCGTTCCGTTGTCGGCTAAGGAAACCGGACCAGTGCCGGTTATCGTGCCCAGAAGGATCGGAATATAATTAGAGGTTAATCGGTAGAACTCAAGTCCAGATGCAATGTAGGCTGAAGTCCCTACTCGAATCATCCCACGGACTGGTCCATCTCCTACCTCTGCCTTCAGCAACAACCCCGGACACCGCGACAAATACCCCGGTTCCTTCCCGCCTTCCGGGATGATCTCTGGATAGAGGTTAATCATTCGGTTATCGGCAGCATTGACTGATCTAGCTACGAACTGCCCGCCAAGAATTGGAGTTTTCATTTATCTCTGCCTTATTATTTGTTGGTGCGCGGGGATATCGAAGCCGGCTGGAGGGTATGCCAATCGGCGCTCTGCATCGGTCATTTTTAAACGGGATTGGGTTAAGCGGGCTTCTGCCTCTCCCGCCAGGCTTCGGTATTTCTCATAGGGGGTTTTTCCCGCTAAAGCCGCTACTTTCTCCTGCGCCAAAAGGAGATTTTTTGTTCCAAGAGTTTTCAACGCTAGTGTCATTTTCTTGAATTCTTCTGGATTCTCTTGCTTTAGTTTTTTTATTGCTGGTATGTCTTTAGCTTTATAAGCTGCGGTTACCTTTTTTGCGAGGGGGTTGGTTAGGGCAGCCTGCAATTCTTCGCTCTTTTTCGCAAACTCTTTTAAACTTCCCCCACCTGCGAATCCTTCAGCTTTTTGCACCCCATGCTGGATTTCATGTATGGCGGTGCTTGTTGGGTTCTCCCCTCGCAAAGAGACCTTCAATCCAGTCCTAGGGGAGAAAGAGCCTAAGGTGCCTTGATCTAGGGTCAGGGAGAAAGGAGAGGCTTGGAGGTTGGGATAGGCCTCAAGGACGGGAGCTTCCAGAGCCTCATCTACCCGAGAAGCCTTGCTGGCCATGTCCTTCAACTTCGCCGCCTTGTCACTGATTTCCATCCGAGGGAGCTTGTCGGGGAATTTGAAGGTTACACCGAGTCGCCGCCAGATTTCCGTATCCGCAACACCCGCCGCTTTTAGCTTCTCTGCTGCTGCCAGCACTTCTGTTTTTCCCATCTGGGCAATGCCCTTCGCTCCAATAAAAGTTCCAGCATTCATACTCAAGTTCAGATAGTGTTCCCCCACAAACTTACTCTCCTCAGGAGTTAGCTGTCGGCGCTCTCTAAAAGCCTGGTCTTGAATTTCCCTAACGCGCTGGCTCTCACCCACTCTCCAATCCATATAATCTGATGCTGCTTTCTTCAGCATATTATATTTTCCAGGGCGCAATCCTCCGCGCTTAGGAGTACCGCCTTCGGCAGCCCCAAGCGTCGAATAAACATTCTTATCTGGATTCACCGACAATGCGTTGTACTTTGGCATATTAATAATTCCCAGAGAATATATTGAATCTTTGAGTAATCCCAGGTAATCCTGTAGGCATAGACATTATATCCTGCGGGGAATTGTTAGCCTTTAGCACCCGCTTGGAGGCCATGGCAAGGCGCTGGGTGGCTCCAGGAGGCTCGAGGCCAAATTCCATACAGATTTCGCATGCAAGGTTATAGATAAACGCCCGCATATAGCCAGGAGGTGCTATAACATCGGTTACGAGGTCGGAGAGCTGGGCCAATTCCGTTATCGAGATAAAATGGAACTCAAGGTCCTGTGTTGGCACTGGATACAGCTCAACTGTGATATCCGGCACATCCATGTTGATATGCATTAGCTGCGGATAGGTGGAAGTTACTGTTTTCAGCGCAATCGAATTATATTGCTGCTCGTTTACAATTTCCAAACCATAGCTGATACCAGTTCCTGGGTCCTTGAAATAGGAAGAGTCTTCGACCTTCTGCGGACGGTTGCCAGATAGGTCTCCGGAAGGGCCGATGGTTCGGGAGATGGTGTTGGCTGGCCAAGTGAAGACTTGACCTTGGGTTGAGAAGACGGATAAGCGCTCTGCGGACCAAGAATCCAACAAAGTGTTGAAGGCTTGTAGAATATCGGCAGATTCCTCGGCAGATGGAGTTTCCCCACTGGCGAGAATCCCTCCACACTTCCGCATAGCTGCGTTGATTATTTCACCAGATGTAAGGATCATCGAAGACCTCCAAAAAGGGCAGAGGTTTAATTCTGCCCTTTTAGTTTTCCATTATTACTTAACTAATTCTGTATGCGGTCCAAGTGGCGACTCCTGTTTTCCGGAATCTCCAGGTGCCGGAGGATCCAGCGGAGGTGGTGATTGGCAAGGTTGCCATACCTACCAAGGTGATGCCAGTTCCAGCTGCTACGGTAATGACACCGGTGGAAGTCCCGATATTGATAATGGTAAGATCGAAGGTAGTATTGACCTTTTTATTGGGTATTGCTGCGTCCAACAGAGCCGCGGTTGGCAAGGTGTAGGTTGCGGCAGAGGTTGAGGGATTACCAACCAACAGCTTTCCCAATACCTGAGCAACGGTTAAAGTATCTGTTGCGGTTGCGGTCTGCGGTGCGGGAAGAACTCCGGTAAGTACTTCAGTTTCCCGACCATCCCCAACCTGGTGCCCATTTCCTGCATAAGTGATATCACTTGGTGCTGCCATGATTAATACTCCTTATATGTTTCCATCGGACTTGACAGAATCAGGTCGCGATACGATGAATTGATAGTCGCCGGCTACTGCTGTGACACCACCGGCGGTGGGGTTGGAGAAAGTTATTCCGAGGGTGTTGGCTGCGGTTACCCGCGCGCTGGCTACTACTATACCAGCGGTTTGGGCAGCTACACTCGAGACTCCTGAAATAACATCCCCGACTCGCAGACCGTTTACGGTGAAGGTCTGCTCAACGGAAGTTATTGTGTCAGTTTCTGCTGGGGTTATGGAAACCACAACAACTGACGCAGTGACTATGTTACCAAGGACATAGCTCATTGACTACCCCCAGATCCTGACGCCGAGCTCAGGGCGAAGAGTTTTGATTCCATAGAGTACGTCGATACGGCAGGGCATACGATCGTTGTTGATATCGTACTGACGCACTATACGCATTGAGATTCCATTGTGGACTTGGCGGGATGCCATATCAACGCCCTGCGGCATAAGGAGGTCAGCCGTGGCCAGGGTGAAGGCATTCTCGTGGAAGACAAGGTTCTGCGGATAGACTCCGGCAGTTGCGCCCATGAAAGTAAGGGCGGCAGAGGCTTGCGGGAAAGAGTCAACGGTAGCCAGTGCATGTTCCGCGGTGTAGATCGGCGGAGAGATGGACAGGGTTCCAGAGGTAGTGGAGGAGATGTCCAAGTCAGCGGTTACAACGAATTGCTGCAAGGCGCCGGTAGAAACGCGGGACTGTGGATTGACGCTGTAGACGTTTGCGATGGTGAATACGTCACCGATTCGGAATGTCGGAGAACCAGAAGTGAAGGTTATGGGCAGGGAGGCGGTCCCTTGCACGGTGATGGTAGCTGCATTGATTGGTGCAGTCGGAGTGGTACCGCGGGTATGGGTAGAGATTCCCTGGCCCATTGCGATCTCGTTGTATCCGAGGACGTCAGAACCCATCATGCCAGTACGGAATTGCTTGGAAATGGTAGAGCCAGAATGGAACAAGCCCTTCATACCTTCGACCAGAGCAGCGTTGGCTGCGGGATTGACTACCGCGATTCTTGGGTCCATCATAGCATTGATTTCGTTGAGCTTCTGCTGAGCTTGCAACAAGACCAAGGAAGTTGATGGAGTTGTGCCAGGGGTGCCGACTGATTGATAGATGGATTTATAAACAGTCTGAGCGATATCCGATTCGATGCTTGCGGCGAGCTGAGAAATCCGAGGTTTGAGTTTGCGCTCTGCGAAGTCGTCGATGTTCATTTTGAGTTCAGCAGTAGTGAAATTCAAACCAACGTGTTTTTGGTTGGTGAGGGTCATGGTGGTGAACTGCTCGTTGTCGTCCTGCACTCCGAGGGCCGCACCATCGGTTACCAAGCACCGATCAGGCAAGCGAACTCGCAAGGAAGAGCCGATCTTCGCGCCTTCTACTGCGAAAGCGGAATCGTATTGCCGATTGATGTTTCGGATTAAGGGGGAATTCATTTCAAGTATATCAAGGCACTTGAAAGTGATCATGTCGATTGT